CTTTAAACTTCAATTTAACCAACTTGGTCTTGGATTTAAGAAAATGAAGTTGTGGATTGATGAGTTCACAACAGTATTCGAATCTGACGAAGAGAAAGCAGCGTTTGAAAAACGTAGACAAGAAATTGCTCAAGAACAAGCAGACATTGACCAACAAAGAGTTCAACTTGGAATGCGTTTTGTGGAAAACCAAATCGTGTCAGAAGAAGAGCGTGAATTGGCAGAGGCCGAAAGACTTAAAAAACGTGAAGAGCGTGATAAGAAACTAAGAGACAGAGAACTAAAAGCCATAAATGGTGTTTGGGATCAAGTAACTTTTAACGCTAATAGAACCATTAGAGAAGGTGTTGCGGCAGAAGCCAAAAAAGCGGCTGAATGTATTACTAAAGATTATAGTAATCCAATTGAAGCATTAAAAGGTGAAAGTAAACAACAAAAAAGTTATTTGGCTACTGAAACAGCAGCAACGGCTATAGATAGTATGGCGGCCAAAAAAGCCGAAGAAGAGAAAAAGAAAGCCGAACAAGAAAAGAAAGAAATGAGAGAAGAAGTACTTAATGGTAATTTCAATTCTGACCTGGCCAAAAACTACGAACTGATAATTAAAAGTGCAGAAGAACAAAATGCAATATTAAAACAGATTTTGAAAGAACAACAACGTAACACCGATGTAACAGGTTCATTAGGTAACGACCTGTATATTAGTGTATAGGAAAACTAAAATGAGTTGGAAAAAATATTTTACACCAGTGAATGTTGAAAATCAGTCAGGGAGTTATAGTCCAATCAGTGGTGGAGGAAGACCCGGTCCTGCTAGAGCAAATTATTCAAGTTATTTGCCAGATGTGTATGCAGGCGCTCCAAATAGAATCGAGCGTTATATGCAGTACGACACTATGGATATGGATTCCGAAGTAAATGCTGCCCTAGACATTTTGGCAGAATTCTGTACAGGCAAAGATAGAGAAAATTCAACACCTTTCCATTTTTATTTTAGAAATCAAGCAACCAATACAGAAACAAAGTTATTAAAAGAAGCATTACAAAAATGGACAAAACAACAGCAATTTGAAAATAGAATTTTTCGTATTGTAAGAAACACATTCAAATACGGAGACTGTTTCTTTGTTAGAGATCCAGAAACTAAAAAATTATTATTTGTTGATGCTGCAAAAGTTTCAAAAATTATTGTAAATGAAAGCGAAGGTAAAATTCCTGAGCAATACATTATTAAAGATATTAACTTCAATTTTAAAAACTTAATTGCAACAACACCACACGGGACCACAAACACTGCACCTAGCGGAACTAGTTCATATACAAGTGGTGGAGGATTTGGTAGAGGGTATGTAGGCGATGTTGCTCAATCTCCTGGAACAAGATTTCATAATTCACAAAATGAAATTGCAGTAGATGCAGAACACATTGTTCATATTTCTTTATCAGAAGGTTTAGATAACAACTATCCGTTTGGTAATTCACTATTAGAAAGTGTATTTAAAGTTTACAAACAAAAAGAATTACTAGAAGACGCAATTATTATCTATCGTATTCAACGTGCTCCAGAAAGAAGAATTTTTTATGTTGATGTAGGTAATATGCCTGCGCATATGGCTATGAGTTTTGTTGAAAAAGTTAAAAATGAAATTCAACAAAGACGTATTCCAAGTTCAACTGGCGGCGGCGCAAATATTATTGATGCATCATATAACCCATTATCAACAAACGAAGATTACTTCTTTCCACAAACAGCAGAAGGACGTGGATCTAAAGTTGAAACATTACCAGGTGGAACTAACCTAGGTGAGATTACAGACCTTCGTTATTTTACAAATAAATTATTCCGTGCTTTAAGAATTCCTGCTTCTTATTTGCCAACATCAATTGATGAAAACCCTAATACAGTAGCAGACGGTAAAGTAGGAACAGCATACATTCAAGAACTTCGCTTTAACAAATATTGCGAAAGACTGCAAAGTATTATGGTTCAAACATTTGACCAAGAATTTAAACTTTGGTTAACCTCTAATGGGTACAACATTGATCCAGGATTATTTGAAGTTAGATTTAATCCACCACAAAACTTTGCTGCATATAGACAAGCAGAGTTGGATACAACTAGAGCAAACATCTTTAGTGTTATCCAGCAAGTTCCACATCTATCAAAACGTTTTGCACTAAAACGCTATCTTGGTTTAACAGCAGAAGAAATTGCAGAAAACGAAAGACTATGGCGTGAAGAAAATGCTGGCAACTTACAACCTCCAACAGACGCCGCAGGTGAATTAAGAGGTGCAGGTATCACACCAGGTGGCATTGAAGCAGATATGTCAAACCAAACAGCAGATGCTGAACCAGGTGCGGCAGCACAAGCAGAACAACCAGCAGGCGGGGGTGAGGCTGCGGCGGCAGAAACAACGCCACAGTAATAAATAGTATTATGCTTCTTAGAGAATTTTTATATTTTAACGACGAGATCAACGACTTTGCTGTAGATCGTAGATACGACAATAGCAAAGACAGTTCTGTCCTTAAACTAAGCGATACTAGAAAGATACGCCTTACACTTCGTCAAATTAACGAAATTAGAATGCAGGCTGAAGCACACGCTGCTGAGTCTGAATCAGAGTTAAATTTCATTAGACAAATGTACGGTACTCCAGTTGAGCCACAAGAATAGTAAACCCCAGAATCAATTAGCGTTTGTACTTGGCAACGGAATGAGTCGCCGAGCAGTTGATCACGAAAAACTTTTAAACATTGGTGTTGTATATGGATGTAACGCACAATACAGAGAGTTTGATCCTGATTATCTTGTAGCAGTAGATGTTAAAATGGTAAACGAATTAATTGATGCAGGCTATCATAATAAAGGCACAGTATGGACAAACCCCAATAAAGGTATAAAAACCAAGTCTAAAATTAACTTTTTTAGCCCACACAAAGGATGGTCAAGCGGTCCTACAGCACTTTGGTTTGCTGCATCTAATGGGCATAAAGAGATTTATATATTTGGATTTGACTATAAAGGTACTAATGGTTTGTTTAATAATGTGTACGCAAATACCTTTAATTACAAAAAAAGCACAGATTCAGCAACGTTTTTTGGCAACTGGTTAAGCCAAACAGAAAAGGTTATTAAGGAATTTAAGCATACAAAATTCTATAGAGTAATAGAAGCAGGTGCTTTTATACCTGATAAATTAGGGCCGCAACACGGCAATTTAAAGCATATTACATTAGAAGATTTTGGTAAATTGTACGAAGGAACTATATATCCACATAGAATGACTCAAAAAAGTACCATTTAACCACATTTTTGTAGGAATTATGTAAATAACTAACAAACAGCCTTACCAGATTAAAGGAGAATAAAATGGCAGATAAAACACAATTAGAACAAATGCTTGAGCATTTGGTTAACGACGAGCAGGCAAAAGCAGAAGAGCTTTTCCACGAATACGTAGTTACAAAGTCACGTGAGATTTACGAAAACTTAATCCAAGAAGAAATGGATGAAGAAGAAGTTGACGAAGCATCTGAAAAAGATGAAGATGAGTCAGTTGACGAAGCATCTAAAGACGATGACGCAGAAGAAGACAAAGTAGACGAGTCTTCAGACGAAGAAGTTGATGAGTCTTCAGACGACGAAGAAGTTGACGAAGAATTTGAAGAAGTTGCTGTAGAAGGCGACGACGAAGAAGGCGAAATGGACGCTATGGGCGGAGACGCTACAGACGACCTAGAAGCAGATATTGAAGACGGTGAAGAAGGCGAAAAAGAACCAGAAGAATTATTCACTGACTTAGAATCTATTGTTGACGAACTACAAGCCAAATTTGACGAAATTAAAGGTGGCGATGATTCAGAAGGTGAAGAAGCACCAGAAGAAGCACCAGAAGAAGAAGCAATCGTTGTTGCTGACGAACAGCCAGACGAATTAGCAACTTTCCGTGAGTATGTGGAAAAAGTTGCAGGCGGTCACGGTGCTGAGAAAAAAGGCGCTGCTGATACAGCAGACAATAAAAAGTCAGTTGTTGATAATATGAAAAACGATATGGGCGGCACAACTGCTAACATCGCAAAAGGCGGTGAGGCATCAGAAAAAAATGATGGTGGACTAGCAGACATTAAACCAAAAGATATCGATTCAGGCAATGTTAACGTTCCTGGCGCTAAAAAAGCAGCAGACCTGTCAGCAGTAAAAGGCGGACACGGTGCTGAAAAAGCAGGCGCAAAAGAACAGGCCGATAACAAAGCATCAATTTTCCGTGGTCGTAGATAATAGAGGATAATAGGTTGAAAACAACACTAGCAGAACATCTGAGTTTCGATCAGGCTAAAATCGTCCTTGAGCGTGATGAAGGCGAAGGCAAAACGTTACACTTGAGTGGCATCTGTATTCAGGGTGACATTCGTAACGCTAACCAGCGCATTTATTCTTCTAAGGAAATTGATAGGGCTGTCAAGACGCTCAACGAACAGATTTCTGGAGGATATTCAGTGCTTGGTGAAGTTGATCATCCTCAAGATTTACGTATAAACCTCGACCGTGTATCCCATATGATTACCAAGATGTGGATGGACGGTCCTAACGGCTACGGAAAACTTAAAATGTTACCAACACCGATGGGACAATTAGTTTCATCAATGTTGGAATCCGGAGTTAAGTTAGGTGTTTCCAGCAGAGGAAGCGGTGAAGTAGACGGCACAGGAAACGTTAATGGTTTTGAAATCATTACTGTTGATGTTGTTGCTCAACCATCTGCTCCGGGAGCATATCCAACACCAGTTTACGAACACTTGTTAAACAACACAGGTGGCTATCAGGCATATAGAGTAGCACAAGAAGTTAAAGGCGATCCACAGGCACAACGATACATAGCAGAGAGCTTGAAACGAATCATTCAAGGTCTTAAATCTTAAGGAGAATCACAATGCTAGAATTTGTAAAACAATTGTTTGAAAACAATGTGATTTCCGAAGAAATCAAGTCGGAGATTGAAACCGCTTGGGAAACAACAGTTCAAGAAAACCGTGATAAAGTCACTGCTGATTTGCGTGAAGAATATGCACAGAAGTATGAACACGATAAGGCCGCAATGGTAGAAGCAGTCGAAAAGATGTTGGCTGATAGAATTCAAGCCGAACTATCTGAGTTTGCTGAAGACCGTCAAGGGCTTATTGAGGCTAGAGCCAAGTATGCTAAGAAAATGAAAAACGATTCCAAAGCAATGGAATCTTTCGTTCTTAACAACTTGAAAAAAGAACTAGCAGAACTTCGTGAAGATCGCAAAAACGTAGCGGGCAACGTTGCTAAACTTGAATCTTTCATCGTGGATGCACTGGCGAAAGAGATCGCAGAATTCCATTCTGATAAAAAAGATCTTGCTGAAACTAAGGTTAAACTTATTAAAGACAGCAAGGCTAAATTTGAAGCAGTTAAAAAAGATTTCATTAACAAGGCTTCAAGTATCGTTTCAGAAACAGTATCGAAAGGTATTAAATCTGAAATGACTCAGTTGAAAGAAGATATCGAAGCAGCTCGTAAAAATGATTTTGGTCGCAGAATTTTTGAAAGTTTCGCGAGTGAGTATGCAACAAGTCATCTCAATGAAAAATCAGAAACAGCGAAACTTCTTAAAGT